CTAAGGCCCCCCACGCACTTCCCGCACATAATCCTGACAAGCCCGCAACGCCATCAACCCCCGGTCCCCTTCATCGGTGATGGCGATAATTCGTCGAGCATGCGCCGGCTCAAGTCCGGCGCGTACGGTTGCATGATCCACGCTGCCGGCGCTGGTGGCGGCTGGCACTGCGCTGCAGACGGCGCCACGTTCGACCAGGACCGACAAGCGCAGATCGGCAGTAGCAAGGCGATCACGCAGGCGAGCCTGAGACTGCTCGGCATCGGCAAGCTCCTTGTAATGACGGTTTTCACTTTGTTCCAGGCGTTGTTCAAGTACCTGACGCGCCTCACGTTCGGCGAGCAGCCGGGCCAGCTCGGCATCGGCCTGTGCTTGCGCCAGTTGCGCCAGTTGCCGCCCGCAGCGCCAGCCCTGCAGTTGCCAGGCCAGCGCAGAGCACACCATCAACAGCAACACACCAAGGCCAAGTTGCAATCGGCTCAACACAACACCTCGCGCGCACGCGCCCAAAGCCTGAGGCGATCCTCCAGCCCGTTGAGCCCACCATTGATATGGCGCGTGATGCGGTTGAACTCACCGCGATCAGCCAAGGCATTGAGCCCCCGCGAATGCCAGAACCACGCCGCCGACTCGCAGGCCCAGCGCGGTTGTTCGAGCAACTGCGGTTGCGCCAGCAAGCGCTCGTCGCCGAACAGCGCACGGCTGCAGGCCTGATAGTTGTTGCGCCCTGTGACCTGGATCAGGCCGCGCCCGCAGTACAACTGGCCATCGCCATCGGCCTGCGGCGTGTTGCCCAGGCGCAAGGCCTGGCTGCCGGTGTCATAGCGCGCCAGGTAGCGGTCGTTGCCCAGCTCCTTCACATAGCGGAACTGGCCGGACTCATGGCCGACCTGGGCGATGAACGCTGCCACACGCTTGGGGTTGTCGATTTCCCAGCGCGGCAGGGTAACGTTCAGTGCCGAAAGAAAAACGCCCGCAACGGGGCGGGCGTTCGGCAAAATCTGTAGCAATTGCGTTTCAGTGAGCATGTCTGACACTCCTTCCCTGTATCGTCCTCAAGCCTTGATCGCAGCCTTGCGACGGGGCGCTGCGCCCTTGGCCTGTACCTTGCCCGCCTTGCCGCCATTACCCAGCAGCGTGGTGCGCCAGCCCGAGGCGGTGAACACCTGCTCCACCGAGTCGATCTGGTATGGCCCGTCGAGGCCATCGACAAAGCCCTGCAGGTCGATGCTGCGTTCGGCGAACAGGTCGGTGCGCCCAGGCAGGTCGAGGCGCACATGGGCGGTGCTGCGGTTGAAGCTGGCCAGCCGCGCCCTGGCCGCCTGCTCGGCGGCGGCGCGGTTGGGGTACAGGTGACGGTCGGTGTGCACCGGCCGCTGGCCGTCCGCAGCGCCGTCGTTGGCCAGTTCGACCGTCACCAGCTCACCGCTGGCACTGTCCTGGTGACGGGTGCGTACGGCCTTGCGGGCGGATTTGTCGTCCAGGCGGAAATACCACTGGCTAACATCGCTACGGGCGATAGCGACTACATCCAGGGGCTTGCCACTGGCGCTTTGCCCGCCCTGGCGCGGCAGCACCAACAGCTGGCCGTTGGCGAGCTTGGCGGTGCTGTCGTACTGCAGGGCCAGACGGGTGATGAAGTTGAAATCCGATTCGTTGTACTGATCGACTCGCGGCACCAGGGTGAGCACCGGGCAGATCGCCTGCCAGCCATTGCGCGCACCAATTTCAGCGACGATGCGCTGCAACGGCACGGCCTCCCAACTGCCGCTGCGGATGGTCCGGCCCGTGCCACGCAGGTCACTGGCCTTGCCTCGGATCACCAGGGTGTCAGGCGGGCCGGACAACTCGACCTCATCGACGGTGTAACGCCCCAGCCGGGTCAGCGGCTGGCCGGCGTACCCCAGATGCACCTCGATCAACGCGCCGCGCGCGGGCAGCGCCAAGGCGCCGTCACGGGCGTCGATGCGCAGTTCGAAGTCGTCCGACTCCATGCCCGGCTTGTCGGTGGTGCGCAGCAACAACAGGCGGTCGTTGATCAGCGCAGTGATGTCCTTGCCGTCGGCCTGGATGCGAAATTGCGGTTGCATGGCATCAATCCCACAGCTGCACGACGTTGGCCTGCGCCAGCGCCAACATCGGCAAACGAATCATCACCCCGCTGCGAAACGGCTGGGCCTCGTCGGCCAGCCCCTGATTGGCTTGCAGCACCGCTTCGACACTGCCGTCGAGGTGCCCGTAATAGTGGTGGCAGAGGGTATCGAGCACATCGCCCTCAGACGTTTTGCAGGTCTTGTCCATAGCTGACGAACTCCAGTGAGAAGCCTTGTTTGCGGGGAATGCCGCCGGCCAGCAAGACGCCCTGGTCTTCCTCGATGCTGGTCAGGCACCAGGTACCGAGCACTTCGCCGTAACCGGTGGTCAGCGACAGCGGCAGCAACTGGCGGCCAATGCCGCGCAGGGCCTGCAACTGGCCGAGGCCACCTTTGAAACCGGGGAATATCGCGCCGTGGATGCTGATGGTTTCTTCACCCAGGCTGACCGCCTGCTGGGCGTTTTCCCGGCTCAGGCGCTCCTGCCCCGCCCAGCGAAAACGCGTTTGCCGGCGCAGCTGGTCGAAAGCGGCGGTGTCGAGGTTGAAGTAGTAAGGCGCGGCGTTGGCCTTCAAGGGTTGCAGCACCAGCAGGTGCGGGAACGGCTTGATCGCCTCGGCCGCCGGCGTGGCCTCGGGCGCGAAGCCAAAGGTCGACAGCACACCCTTGGCCACCGCCTTCACATCGCCGACCACTCGGCGAATGGCCGCCCCGGCCTTGCCCAGGTGCTCGGCAAAGGCATCGACCTGGTCACGCACCTTGCGCACCACCGCCAAGGTCTGGTCGTACTTGGCAATCACCTTTTCGACGCGCTGCTTGGCCGAGTCGATGGCGCGCATCGTGCGTTGCAGGCGCTTGCCGATTTCCTTGCCGATCCATGGCAGGGCTTCGAGTTCCGCGGCCGCCTCCTTGGCGTGGCCGACCGCCTGCTGCATCGGGTCGAGCATGGCGTCGGCACGCCGACGCCCCTCCTCGCCCGCCTTGACCAGTGCATGCAAGCCGCCTTGCAACTGTTCCAGGTAGGTCATGGGTCCTCCTCAGGGTTGGGGTTGATCGGCCATCTGCACCGAACGCGCCTGGCGCATCAGGTCTTCGAGCATGCGCCGGGCGATGGCTTCCAGTTGTTGCAGGGTGGTCGGGTCGTCGAGGCTGTTGTTGAAGGTCACCGGCATGTTGGCGGTGAAGGTGAATTGCTGGTTGATGGTGGGAGGGGCAACAGGCTGCGCGGTTTGCCCCGACGTGCCGATCGGCGGAGCGGATACGTCAGCGCGCTCCCTGGCTGTCTTGAGTTGACCTGCAGCGTCATTGCTCGAACCAGGCGCAGCGTTGCCGGTGATGGACGCCACCGTGCGGCCCAGCCAGCCACCTGCGGACTCACCGCCCATGCCGCCCAGCACACCACCGATCAGCCCACCGATCGCGGTGCCGATGACCGGCACCACCGAGCCAATCGCAGCACCCGCTGCCGCCCCTGCGAGCGTTCCACCCAAGCCTCCGGCAGCACTGCCGTACGCGTCCATCTTCTGAGCAGGCGTGCCGTCGCTGTTGTAGGTTTCCACCATCTGCAGCGACGCATCCACCAGCGCGGCACCGGGTACTTTCTTGAACAGCTTGCCAAAGCCGGGCAACCGAATGCCTGCACCTTTCTTCAGCAACGAGGGCAAGCTAAGGCCTACAGGCATTCCTGCCTCATCATCCTGCCCGGTGAGTTGTGGCGTTGCGGCTTCTTGAGCCTGCGGCTGCGCCTGAACTTGCGAGCCTTGAATAGCGCTTGCTGTTCGCGCGGCAGCCGGGTCAGGCGTAACTTCGGCATCCGGCTCAGCCTTGGCATCCTGGTTCACCCAGCCATACAGCGTGCCACCGAGCAGCGAGCCGAAAGCGTCGCCCAGATAGGCGCCGGCTTCGGCGCCATGTTTTCTGGCCAGTCGACTTTTGGTCAGCCTGGCCAGTACGGCACCCAGAACACGACCGCCGACTTCGCCGACCGCAGCACCAACACCCTGTGCCTGTTCTTCACCACTCTCACCTTCGACCAGCGCCTTGCCGGCCTTGCCGATGGCATCGACACGGTGTTTCTGCCACTCCTTGCCGGCGACCCTGGCAATCCTTCGCTGAGTGTTACGGGGCTGACGACGCATGACTGCTCGAGCGCCGCGACGACTAGCCAGCGCTGTCAACCCGAGCCCTGCGGCGACCACCGCGCCTCTGGCCACAGCCAGTTGCGGTGGTTCCTGGTCTTGCTCAGCAGGCAATGCGCTTGCCGCTTGCGGGTCAGGACTGGCCGGTGCCGCCCCCGTGTCCGGTTGGGCAACAGTAGCCTGGGTTACCCAGCCATACAGCTTGCCACCCACCCACTTGCCGAAAGCGTCGCCCAGATAGGCACCGGCTTCGGCGCCATGTTTTCTGGCCTGCCGGCTCTTGGTCAGCCTGGCCAGCACGGCACCCAGCACACGACCGCCGACTGCGCCGACCGCAGCACCAGCGCCCTGCGCCTTTTCCTCACCACTCTCGCCTTCAACCAGCGCCTTGCCGACCTTGCCGATGGCATCGACGCGGTGTGCCTGCCATTCCTTGCGGGCGACCCGGGCGATCCTTCGCTGGGTATTGCGAGGTTGGCGCCGAATGACTTCGTGAGCACCACGACGGCCGGCCAGCGCCGTCAATCCCAGCCCGGCGGCTACTGCAGCGCCTTTGACCAGAGACACCTTGGGATCAGCTGGGGCAGCTTTGCCCGGCGTCGCAGCATCTGACTGCGGGTCCGTTGCTTCACCCTTTTCCTCTCGCGCCACAGAAATCGACGCGCGAAAAATACTGAGGATCAAGCTTGCCTTGAACGGCTTCAACCGGGCCAATCCGGCAATCACCCGGTCCAGCATCAGGTAATGCTGACGTAAACGCTCGACGGCCTCGGTCTCATCGCCCAGCCGGGCGATCTGGTCTTCATGTTGCTGTTCCTGGTCCAACGCCAGCTGACGTTCGACCTGACGTACCTTGCCGAGCTCCAACCCCAGGCGGATCACCTCGCCGATGAGCCGGCCGAGCCGGGTGCCGTCGGCCTGCCTGCGCAGGCGTTCGACATCCCGGCGCAGCAGGTCGATGGCCTGGCCCAAGGGGTTGATGACGGTGACGCCGAGCCCGAGGGTGAACACCTGTGTGTTCGCCATAGGTTCCTCCTGGTCACGGCGCGAGCCACCAGACCATGTCGCTGTACGACATGGTCATGATTTCGCTCGCGGAAAAGTTCAGCTCCTTGGCCAGCCGCTTGGCGGCGGCCTTCTGCCGGGCCGGGTCAAAGTTCGTCGTCCTGCACCAGGCGAAAATAGCCGCTCTGCAAACGGCTATAGTCCTTCAGGGCCAGGCCTTCGAGGTCCTTGATGCCGACCTCGGCCAGCGACGCGAACAGGTTCAGCTCGCGCTGCTCGTCATCGACGCCGCCACCGGCCTGGGCATTGCGGATATCGCGCACGGTCGGTGCGCGCAGCGACAGGCTGTCGACCTGCACGCCATTGGCTTCGCTGGGGCGCGACAGGCGTACGCTGACGCGGTCGGCACTCAGGGTCAGCCACTGTGGCTGCTTTTTCACTTGAGCCATGGTCGCCCCCTTACAAGCCGAGCGCGGCGCGCTGGGCGGCCAGCTGATCAACGCCGTCGATCACGCGCTTCATGCCCAGCGCGTCGATCTCGTAGAGCAGGCGGCCATCGACTTCCAGCTTGTAGTAGCTCAGGCCGACGCTGTGCTTGATCTCGGCCTTGTCGCCGGACTTCCAGTCGCCCATGTCGATTTCCTTGAGGGTGCCACGCAGGGTCACCACCACCGGAGTGATGTTGCCCTTGAGGCCCTTGAAGGCACCGCGGAAGGTGCCGTTGAAGCCGCTGCCATCGGCCAGGCCGAAAAATTTCAGCGCTTCACGGCGCACGCCGGTGGTGGTGAAGGCCGCTTCCTGCTTCTCCATGCCCAGGTCCATCTCGACCGGCATGTCCATGCCACCGGGGCGGTGTTCTTCCATCTTCAGGGTGAGTTTGGGCAGGGTCAGGCTGGGTACATCGCCCTGGAAGCTGACACCATCGACGAACAGGTTCAGGTTGGCCAGGGTTTCGGGAATCATTGCCATGTAAGTGCGCTCCTTAAGCAGCGGAATCGAGGACTTCGGTCAGCCACTGGTTAGTGACTTCAACGCGGAAATTGGGGTTTTCGGCAGGCGGCACGTCGGTGAAGCGGATGTTCCAGTACACCTTGCCCTGCTCAAGCTGGCTGGCGGTGTTCAGCTCCGGGTCGGCGAAGACCTCGAAGTTGATGATCGCGCCCTGGTTCTTCAGGTCGCGCATAAAGGCCTGCAGGCCCTCGGTGACGTCCTTGACGTAGGTGGCAGTGATGGCGCGGTCGACGGCCCACTTGTGGCCGTAGAGGATCGCGTCCATGACGATGTCCATGGTCCGCACACGGGTGACAAAGGCCCATTTCGGGTCGCTGGACAGGGTGCGGTTGCCCCACAGGCGGAAGCCGTCATCGCGGATGATGGTGGCGATGTTGGCGTTGTTCAGCAGGTTGGCGCGGCAGCTGTCGTCGCCATCGAGGAACTCCACCGGGCGGGTGGTACCGGTGATGCCGACGAACTCCTTGTTCGACGGCGAGGCCCAGAAGCCATATTCGCTGTCGGTCCAGGCGAACAGGCCGGCGACCCAGGCCGAGCCCGGCGCGTCGACGGTAGCTTCCTCGCCGTTGTCGAAGTACTGCACGCCCGGGTCGACCAGGAAGGCGCGCTTGGCGCCAAAGTTCTTGGCGTAGTCGATGGCCGCTTCGTCGGTGGTGTTGGGGCCGTCGATGATGGCAATACCGCGCAGCTTGTCGGCCAGGGCCACCAGTGCGGTGCCGACCGCCTGGGTGGCGCTGTGGCGCGGGGCTGCCAGCAGGCGTGGCTGGGCGTTGAAACGGCTCTTGCCGTCGAGCAGCGCCTGCAGGCCGGTGCGCTTGCCGTCGGCCTGCACGCTGCCGATGATCGCGGCGGTCTGCTCGGCGGCATCGTCCAGCTTGGCAACGCCACAGGCGACGATGACTGCCTTGGCGCGGGTGAAGATGGCGCGGCAGGCCTTGGTGATGGCCGCGTTTTCGCCGAAGGCGGCAACGGCTTCACGTTCGCTGGTGATCAGTACCAGGTCGTTGGCCTTGGCGGTGGCGCCAGCACCTTCGGTGAAGGTGTCGACCAAGCCGATGATCGAGGAAGACGGCAGCGCGATGCTGCGGGCGCCAGTGTCGACGTTGGTTACGGTGACGCCGTGGAAGAATCCACTCATGTAGGTTTACTCCAGATATGAAAAGGCCCCGCGGTGCAGGGCCATGTGGTACAGCGGAAAAAGAAAACGCCCCGTCAATACGGGGCGTTTCAGATTTGATCAGAAAACCAATCAGGTGCCATGGGGCGCTGCGAAGTGTCAGGGAAGGCGGCCGACTGCGGCCAATCGCGCAGCTTTTGGATATACTCAAGTAGTTGCACGTACTGCTCGGGGTTAAGACTAGTGGTCCTGAATAGCTCTTGCTCATCGCGATGACGGTCGCGCACTGCACAAAATTTGATCAGTGCAACGTCGCGCCAAGCGCGCTCTTTTGACGGATGTATCTTAAGTTCAGGATCTTTAAGGGAGGGTGGCGAAGTATTCCAGTTGATCCATCTTCCCGACACCTCACCCTCTAAAAGATTCTGATGAAGATCCTCGCCGATCGCTCTTGAGCCTTGCGGCCTATTTTCCTCCGTCCAGAAACCCTTCTCACCTTTTAATACGTAAACTGTCATTCCATCCACCCGTTCATCAGTAGCCTATTGCTCGCCATACAACACTTCGACCCTGGTATGGGTAGTTCTCCATGATTGCCTGCCCTTCAAAGCCCACTTTTGTAGGACGGCCCGCATGTATTTGTTGCTTGCAAAGCCGGTACTCAACGCTTGCGTCATAATCAACGATGTTTACCCCAATACTGGTCTGAAGATTCAGGCAGGCATTAGGGAACGCAAGTGGGAATGTTACATTCACCGCTTGGGTTTCTATTGGCGCCGCAATAGTCACCGTCCCCCACTGCTCCAGCATACCGTTTGGGGAAAATGCGTAGCCGATAGTGTTTGGCAGCTTGTTCCACGGCACCCTTAAATAATCGACGCCGCTTCCATGCATGAGCCATACACCCGATCCGATGTGTAGTAAATCGACAAAACTATCAGGGGGTATTGTTCGAGCGGTACTGGATGCAGCATACGCGCTACTTTCTTGCAGCTTGTCATTGCCTTGTGGCGTGATCTGGAGCCGCCCGGAGGACCAATTCTGCACCCTGACAACCGCGCCCGTAGCGGCACCAGTGGTTACCGAGTTCGGGACGCTATAGGCCATCTGTGCATCGCCCCAGAAATGTACCACCCCTCCGATGTGCGCCACGGTACCAGCGTATGTCCCGGCCTGACTTGTCGCTGAAAACGTATTGAACTGCATGCCTCTCGACTGAACGAAGTCGGTCGTCGCCAATGTCGTGTCAGCAGTGAAACGGGGCCGCGTAGGGGCGGTTGGCTGGCCGGAAAAGACCGGGCTGGCCAGAGGAGCCTTGAGTGTCAGAGCATTCGTCACAGTAGTGGCAAAATTCGGATCATTACCCAATGCCGCCGCCAACTCGTTGAGTGTATCCAGCGCTCCGGGGGCTGACGCTATCAATTTCGCAATGGCCGCCTGGACAAACGCCGTGTTTGCCAACTGAGTTGAGTTGTTGCCTGCAATTGGCGTCGGTGCGGTTGGCGTCCCAGTAAAAGCGGGGCTCGACAGAGGCGCTTTTAGCACTAGAGCCTGATCGAGGTCTGACTTGGTATATACATCAGTGAGCCCATATCCGGCCGTTGTAGTAGGGTTGGTTGCTGAAGTTACTCGGCCATAAGCATCCACCGACACGCTGCGATAGGTGCCAGCGGACACTCCCGTACGTCCAAATGCCATCTGATAGGCCAGAGAGGAAACCCCCAAGCTGATGGGTGCATCAGTCACTAGCTGCCACGCACTATCCCCGTTGGCTGTCCCTCGCTCAACGATTACCAGCATGCCCGGACTCACTTTTTCAGTGGTATCAGCATCAGTGCAGCGGCTCCATGCCCCGCCAGCCACCAGATATACACCATTGTCCTTGGCTTCAGCCTGATTTTTCACCAGAACCCGAGCACCTGCTGTTAGCGCCACACCATCGATAGTCTGCAATCCGTTTAGGGCAATGTTCGCAGTTGTCGCCGCCAGCACCGAATGCTTGAAATCCTGCTTCGCCAACTCTTCGGTCACCCATTCACGAGTAGCCAGCACCACCGCCGGATCAATCTTCAACTGCACGTTACTGGCACTGCTGACCACCAGGTTCATCCGCACCACCTGGGTACGCCCCGAGCCCTGGCTCAGTAACGGTTTATAGGTCGGCGCACAGTTGGCCACGGCCACCATGTCGCCATCGGCATCATAAAGCGCGATCTCGCGGATCCACTTGCCGCCGACATCAGCCGGAATGACCTGCTCGGCAATGATGATCGCGCTGTTCTTGTCATCCACCTTCAGCTGGTTCAACGGCGCGCGGCGCCATTCGTTGATCAGGCTGGTCTGGCTGGCGTTGGGGGTGGGGTCGGAGCCGTTGGCGTCGCCGACACCCATCTGGGTGATTTTCCAGGCAATGCCCAAGGCATCGGCATTGGCCTGTTTCGCCGCGCCCACATTGGTGAGGATGGCGTAGAACTGAGAAGTCTGGTCAACCATGTGCAATGTCCAAGGTATCGATTGTATGTTCGCGGCCGCCCCGCCCTACGACGCCAATGACCTCGATGTCACGTGGCGTCAGCGGGTAGATGTCCAGTTCGTCGCCGTCCTGGATCGCGCAGCCGACATGAATGGCGCCTCGGCTTTCGAGGCTGATCACCAGGCCGGTCAGGTGGCGGCTGACTGGCCGGGCGTCATCGATCAGCGATGACAGTTCCTGGTAGGTGCTTTCACTGATGCCCGCATCGGAAACACCGATCTTCAGTGCGAAGGTGCCGGCCTGAGCCGGTGGCGTGGCCTGCCACCACTCTTGCACTTCGATCAGGTAGCCAAACGGCTCGACCACCCGCCTGAGCGCACCGAGGGTGCCTTTGTGGGCGTGGACGAAGAATGCCGAGCGGATCACCGAGCGCTTGATCTCGTCGCTCCAGCTGTCTTCCCAGCGGTCCACCGACCAGGCCCAGGCCAGGTGATAAAGCAGGTGCGCGGGGCAGCTGTCCGGGCTGTAGAGACGGCGCAGGCTGACTCTCAGGTCCTCATCGGCCGCCACTTCGATGGCTCGCTCCAGCGCTGTGCGATTGAGCGGCAACAAGCTCTGCATGTCAGCCACCCCGCTTGAGCGTGTAGCCCGCGCACCAGGCCGCCTGCGCCTTGCTTGGGCGGATGTCGGTCCATCCGCTCAACTCGACCCGGCTGACACCGTCGATATGCAGCTGGGCATCGATGCCCGAGCGGGCCACTTCCACGCCCAGGCGACGCCGTGGATTGATCCAGGCCTCGAGACGGCGCTGGCACTCGGTGAGGATCGCCTCGTACTCAGGACCGCTGTCGGCCAGGTACAGCACGGCATCGATGCGATAAGGCAGGATTTCGGCGCTGCGCACATTGACCCGATCGGCGACCGGGCGGATGTCGTCGTCATTAAGGTAGCTGGCCACCTGCGCCAGCAGCTCGGCACTGGCCTGGCCATTGCCCTCCAGCCCCAGCACGGTTACATCCACCACCGCCGGCGACGGGCTTTCGGCGGTGCCGTCAGCCACCTGCCCCGAAGCGTTGCGGGCGTGCAGGATGTAACTGTTGCGTGGACCGGCCGTGGTCAGGCCTTCGTAGACCAGTTGTACCCGCTCACGCAGGGCATCGTCGGACTCCAGCAAGGCCTCGACGGGCGGCACGCTGGCCAGGTCCTCGGCCTGGATCACCAGGCGCTGCAGGCTGACGTTGGCCGCCAGTTGGTCCAGGTCACTGCCTTGGGCGTAGGCCAACAGCAACGCCTTGGCAGCGTCGTTGATACGGGCCCGGTTGAGCAGCTTGCGATAGGCGCCGACCTCGAGCAGTTTGGTGACCGGATCGCTCTCCAGGCTGGCGGTCCAGCCGTCGCCCAGGTATTCGCGAAAGGTCTGCAGATCGGCCTGATAGAGGGCTTCGTAATCGAGGTCCTCCAACAGTTGCGGAGCTGGCAGTTGTGACAGGTCGACCTGGCTCATACACGCACCTCCAGCAACGCTTCATCGCCCAGGTAGCGCCCCTTCAAGGCCAGGCTGACCTGGCCATCGAGCACGGCGACGACCTTGACCCGATCCAGTTGCAAACGGGGCTCCCAACGGCCCAGTGCGCGAGCCACTTCGGCCTGCACGGCACTCTTCCAGCCCTCGTTGACCGGCAAGTCGACGAAACGCCGCAGCTGGCTGCCGTATTCAGGGCGCATGCGCCGGCTGCCCAGCGGCGTGGTCAGGATGTCTTCAATGGACTGGCGCAAATGATCGATGCCGGCCAGCGGCTGGCCGGTGCGGCGGTCCATGCCGATCATGGTGCACCGCCCTGTTCATGGGTATGCATGGCATTCTCCTGTTATGAAAAAGCCCGCATACGCGGGCTTGATTCAATGTTTGTGGTTGGCCGTATTGCCGGCGGTGTCGATGATCCGCCCACCGCCATTGATGTCGCCGCTCACCTGCAGTGGGCCGTCGACCGTGACATTGCCTGTGAGATGTATCGCTGCCGCCTGCAGGCTGATCGCCGCTTCACTGACCTGCGCGGTGCTGGCGCCGACCTTGATCGTCGCGCTGCCGCCAGGTAGTTCGATGTCGTAGTGGCTGGCCTGCCAGTCGTAGCTGAGCGAACCGCCATCGGCGAAACGCCAGACCTCGACATGCGCGCGGGCGTCCGGCGCACTGCCGGCATTGCCATAAAGCCCTGGCAGGAAGGTGCCCTGGGCCGGCTCGCCGCTGGGGCTGAGCAACACGCCCTGCTCGCCCAGGCTGGGGGCTCGCCAGTGCCGCGCCTGGCCGGCCGCCTGGGCGTGCCAGCGCAGCCAGGCGCTGGTCCAGCCGCTGCCGTCCGACACCCGCACCCGGGCGGCGGCAAGGTCAACTGCCACCACCCGGCAGGGAATGACCAGGCAGGCGAGCATGCGGTCATGCATGGCGCTGACATAGCTCATGACAGCTCCTCGGGGGCGATGTACTGCGCTTCATTGCCCACCCCGACTTCCGGCGCGAAACCCAGCACCAGGCTACCGGGAGGCTGGTCCGGCCAGTTCCAGCGGGCCTCGCCAAGCAGCACCGGCTGGTCCCAGCGCACGGTCCAGGCGCTGCCCTCGAACTGCGCCTGCACGTTGCGGCTGGCCTCGACGAAGTCCAGTGCCCAATGCTGCTGGCGCAGCAGGTCCATCAGTTGTGCGGCGAGCAGGCTGCCCTGCAGGCGCGCTTGCGGGTTAGCGCTGTCGGCGGTGATGTCGGCCTCGAAGGTGGCGATCAACACCGAGCGGCCATCACGCGGCGCTGCATCTGCCGTCATTTGCACGATGCCGTGGCGCAGTGCCGGTCGTTCCGGGGCATTTCCTACAGCGGTATAGGCATCGACCGAGGCCAACTCCGGCATTGCCTCACGAATGGTTGCGGTCACGGCCGCATGCAAAGTGGCCAGTTCGCTCATGCATATTCTCCTTATCGCTCGTCGGCCTGGGTGCTGTCGCGCAAGCCCAGGCGTCGAATCGCCCAGCGTTCGTACAGGCGCATGGCGACATCGGCGCCGCCAACCGCAGTCATGCAGCCCAATGCACTGGCCGCCCAGATCGACAGGCCACCGGCATACAGCAGCATCACCGTCGACACGCCGCAGACCATGCAGGCCCCGGAGCGCAGCGCCAGCCGTCGCAGCAGCGACCAGCCCGTGGCACCGGCCTTGTCAGCCCGCCACATCTCTCCGCTGAGGCCCCCCAGCAATGCCAGGACGATTACCAGCCAGAGCGGCATTTCCAGCAACGCTTGTTGCTCGTTCGTCACTGTCCTGTCTCCTGTGTAATGCCTGTTGGCGGGGGCCAGCAGGCGGGTTGTGGGTACTCTGTCTCTTTCAAAAGCCTCGGCATTCCAAAAGGCCCGGCTCGCCAGGCCTTTCAGTAATGCGTTGTCGAACCGCCGGACACGACTGGTGACGCCGCGCGGTTCCGCTCCAAATTGGTGACTCCGACCGCGGCCGCCTGCCCGCCGGATAACTGTTCGTGGTGCTTTACGCTGCACACCCGGGCCAGTTGCCAACCCTCTGGACAGTTGAGGCCTGTCCATCGCTGCCTGTGTAACAACCGGTTTCCGTCCGGCTTGAGACACAGGCTATGCATTTGTGCATATGCAGTCAATGCATTTCTTCACTTTTCTATGCATTGATTTTTGTTGATATGCATGCAAGCCATGCGCGGCCTGGTTTGTAGGGCTTTTCCGCAGACGAAAAAAAACCCGCCGAAGCGGGTTTGTTTGGCAGTGAGACTGTCAGCGAGCGTACATGCCCCACCAGAATACATGCCCAAGCAGGCTGATCTGCTCGTCCTGCATCTGCTGGAAGCTGTAATCCTCGTCGGGATGCTCATCGCGGTTGAAACTGCGCAGGCGGATGCCGGTAGGCAGGCGGTAGACCTGCTTCACCCGCAGCTGGCCATTATGGTTGATGGCGTAGAGGTCACCATCGATGATGTCGCCAATCGAACATTTGCCGGTATTCACCCCGACCGTTGCCCCGTCCCGCAGCACAGGCAGCATGCTGTTGCCACGCACGGTCACACACTTGGCCTGGTCGAACTGCACGCCATTGTGACGCAGGCTGCGCTTGCCGAAACGCAGCCGCGCACGCTCGCTCTCTTCGATGACGAATCTTCCTGATCCTGCTGCCAATTCGACCTCACGAAGGAAAGGTACCGACACCTCGTCATCCTCGACGGGGGTTTCATCGTCCCACAAGCTGATGTCGCTTAGGTCCGCGTGGCCGTGGGCCGGCAGCGCGGCGTCGCGCGACTCGCCAAGCTCGGCACGTCCGCGCAACTGTTCGGTGCTCACGCCGAAGTATTCGGCGATCTTCGACACGTGCTTGTCGGAAGGGTCGACGATCTTGCCGCCGAGAATCCGCGACAAGGTGGATTGAGGGACACCCGTGCGCCGGTACAGCTCCGTCGGGGACAGGCCGTGGCGGTCGAGCAGTTCTCTGAGTACGGAGGCTACGTTGCGTTTTTGCATAGCGTGCATAATGCAGGCATACGGCAGTGAATGCAATGCAGCGTTCAGGACGCCTCGAGGCTTTCACGAGCCATCGCCATGACCACTTGTTCGTCGGTCTCTGGCAGGCGTGGCAAGCCCCGGGGCCAACCGGTCGACCAGTCGCAACCACCCAGCCGGCGCATGTCCTCGATCGCCGAGCGCCACCAGATCACCTTGCATGCCTGTTGATACTCATCGTTGCCGATGAAACTGCCGTACAGCAGCTTGCGGCCGATGCCACGCATTTCTGGCGGCAGCCGCTTGAGGCTCCACTTGGCGATAAGGCGATCGAACCACGAAGGTTCTGGCCTTTGCACCGGCACCTGCAACGCCAGCTCGAGCATGCGCGCATCGAAGCGATCACCATAGCACGCGAAGAAGACCTCGAGAACGGCATGAATAAACGGCTTAATCGCGAAGTAGTGGCTGATGACGCCCCGCGCCTGGTTGATCTGCTTACCATGTAGCTCGAATGAAAAGGCGATCTGCTCAATGGTATGCAGGGTAGCAGCATAAGGCGTCCAGGCGTCTATGCGATGCACGGCACGCTCGGCGATACCGGCGTTTTCCAGGGAAAAGCCCAGTACTCCGCTGTTACAAAGCCGCAAGTCGCTTGCCGGCGCGTCCCCGCAGTCGGTCAGCGCCTGGGTGAAGCTTGCGTAGTAGTTGGCGCGTGAAGCCTCTACCCAGCTCATCTCGATTTCATCCACCAGGAACTGGCGAGCATCGACCTGCTGGAACAACTGCATCGGTGACTGCAGGAACACGGTATCGGTATCGATGAAGATGGTCTTTTCTGCCCAGGGCGCAGCATGGGCGATTGCGCATGCCTTGCGGCGGTGAATATAGCCACCGTCGCCGCTCCAGGCCTGGAGCTGTTCAGCCTCAAGAGTGATCACTTCCACCGGCCAGCCATCGAAGGCCTGTGGCTGGTCGGTCAGCACGCGAATGGTCGGCAGCTCCCCAGGCTTGTTGCGCGCCAGCGCAGTGAGGATGCTCAGCTTCGCCTCCAGCTGGTAGATCCGCCGCTCACCATAAAGTAGGTAGATCAGCTGCTGTTTGGCAAAAGAGACCGTGCTGGAAACATTCATCGTGAAATTCAGGAATCGCGCTGCAAAGGGGGGGCATTGTAGGGAAGTGCGCGGCGCTTAACCACACTGCTTGCCGCGCGCCTCGCCTGCAACTCGGCGAAAAAGCCTGTACCATTGCCGGTTTCACAATCGCCAACCAGATCACCCGCTGTAAGGCCCCGAATGTCTGATCTTTCCGCACACACACCGATGATGCAGCAGTACTGGAAGCTGAAAAACCAGCACCCGGACCAGCTGATGTTCTACCGCATGGGCGACTTCTACGAAATCTTCTACGAAGATGCGAAGAAAGCCGCGAAGCTGCTGGACATCACCCTGACCGCGCGCGGTCAGTCGGCCGGCCAGTCGATCCCCATGTGCGGGATTCCGTTCCATTCGCTGGAGGGCTATCTGGCCAAGCTGGTCAAGCTTGGCGAGTCGGTGGTGATCTGCGAGCAGATCGGCGACCCGGCCACCAGCAAGGGCCCGGTGGAACGCCAGGTGGTGCGTATCATCACCCCCGGCACGGTCAGTGACGAGGCCTTGCTCGACGAGCGCCGCGACAACCTGATTGCCGCCCTGCTCGGCGACGAACGCCTGTTCGGCCTGGCGGTACTGGACATCACCAGCGGCAACTTCAGCGTCCAAGAGATAAAAGGCTGGGAAAACCTGCTGGCCGAGCTCGAGCGCCTGAACCCGGTGGAGCTGCTGATCCCCGACGACTGGCCACGCGACCTGCCCGCCGAGAAGCGCCCGGGTGCCCGTCGCCGCGCGCCGTGGGACTTTGACCGCGATTCGGCGCGCAAAGCCTTGTGCCAGCAGTTCGCGACCAAGGATCTCAAGGGCTTTGGCTGTGACAAACTGACCCTGGCCATCGGTGCCGCCGGTTGCCTGCTGACCTACGCCAAGGAAACCCAGCGCACGGCACTGCCGCACCTGCGCAGCCTGCGCCACGAGCGCCTGGATGACACGGTGATCCTCGACGGCGCCAGCCGCCGTAACCTGGAGCTGGACATCAACCTGGCCGGTGGCCGCGACAATACCCTGCAATCGGTGATCGACCGCTGCCAGACCGCCATGGCCAGCCGCCTCTTGACGCGTTGGCTGAACCGCCCGCTGCGCGACCTCAAAGTGCTGCAGGCACGCCAGGACTCGATCCGCTGCCTGCTCGACGGCTACCGCTTCGAAAAGCTGCAGCCGCAGCTCAAGGAAATCGGCGATATCGAGCGCATCCTCGCGCGTATCGGCCTGCGCAATGCCCGACCGCGAGACCTGGCGCGCCTGCGCGATGCTCTCGGTGCCTTGCCCGAACTGCAGAACGCCATGAGCGAACTGGAAGCACCGCACCTGGCACGCCTGGCCGCCATCACCGGCACCTACCCGGAGCTGGCCAGCCTGCTGGAGCGTGCGATCATTGACAACCCGCCAGCGGTCATCCGTGATGGCGGCGTGCTCAAGGCCGGCTACGACAGCGAGCTGGACGAGCTGCTGGCGATCAGCGAAAACGCCGGGCAGTTCCTCATCGACCTGGAAACCCGCGAAAAGGCCCGCACCGGCCTTGCCAACCTCAAGGTCGGCTACAACCGTGTGCACGGCTACTTCATCGAGCTGCCGACCAAGCAGGCCGAGCAGGCACCGGGCGACTACATCCGCCGCCAGACCCTCAAAGGCGCCGAGCGTTTCATCACGCCCGAACTCAAGGCCTTCGAGGACAAGGCGCTATCGGCCAAGAGCCGTGCCCTGGCGCGCGAAAAGATGCTCTACGACGCGCTGCTGGAAACCTTGATCAGCCACCTGGCTCCGCTACAGGACAGCGCCGCCGCGCTGGCCGAGGTCGACGTGCTGAGCAACCTTGCCGAACGTGCGCTGAACCTCGACCTGAACTGCCCGCGCTTCACCGAAGAGCCGTGCCTACGCATCGAGCAAGGCCGCCACCCGGTCGTCGAGCAGGTGCTGACCACGCCGTTCGTGGCCAACGACCTGAGCCTGGACAACAGCACGCGCATGCTGATCATCACTGGCCCGAACATGGGTGGTAAGTCCACCTACATGCGCCAGACCGCCCTGATCGTGCTGATGGCGCATATCGGCAGTTTCGTTCCGGCCGCCAGCTGCGAGCTGTCACTGGTCGATCGCATTTTCACCCGTATCGGCTCCAGCGACGACCTGGCCGGTGGGCGTTCGACGTTCATGGTCGAGATGAGCGAAACCGCCAACATCCTGCACAACGCCACCGACCGCAGCCTGGTGCTGATGGACGAAGTCGGCCGCGGCACCAGCACCTTCGACGGCCTGTCGCTGGCTTGGGCTGCAGCCGAGCGCCTGGCCGAATTGCGTGCCTACACCCTGTTCGCCACCCACTACTTCGAACTGACCGTGCTGCCGGAGAGTGAACCACTGGTGGCCAACGTGCACCTGAATGCCACCGAGCACAACGAGCGTATCGTCTTCCTGCACCACGTGCTGCCTGGCCCGGCCAGTCAGAGCTACGGCCTGGCCGTGGCGCAGCTGGCGGGCGTGCCGGCGCCAGTGATCCTGCGCGCACGCGAGCATTTGGGCCGGCTGGAAACCACCAGCCTGCCCCATGAAGCCCCGCTGAGCAAAAAGGCCAAGGACGAGCCGCAAGTCCCGCACCAGAGCGACCTGTTCGCCAGCCTGCCACACCCGGCCATCGAGAAGCTGGGCAAGCTGGACCTGGACGACATGACCCCGCGTCAAGCTATCGAAACGCTATATCAACTAAAGAACCTGTTATAA